ATAGATATCGTATTCGATAGAGGTTTATAAACTTGTGACATTACTCGCCTTTAATATAAGAACGCAACATCCAACCATGCTTTTCGTGAATGTCGATGCGATCTTGTAGGAAGTTAGCAATACCAACCTTGCCTGCTGCTTCAGCTGCACGATATGCTACTGTAAGATCAGCAATAACACGACCGTTATCCAAAAGCAGTTTTGACATCATAGCACGACCAGTAGGAACGCTGAGTTCATCTTCTACTGATGATAGCTGTTGGAAACGTGAAAGTGAGCCTGGAACATAAGCATCCAGAGTGCGGCAATGCTCAGCGATGGCATCAACCGCACCCCAGACCTCGGCGTAGAGATCACCCAAGAATGCGTGATACTCCGAGAAGTTTGATCCTTCTACGTTCCAGTGATAGTTATGCGCTTTGAGATAAAACGCAAAGCTAGTCGCCTGTGCTTTCTTGAGTGCCTCTACGAGTTCGTCCATCTTACTTCTTTCCCTTCTTTACTGCCTTTTTAGGAGCAGCCTTAACTTTCGTTGACGAAGTCTTTTTAGGAGCTGCTTTCTTAGCAGGTGCTTTCTTAGCAGCAACTTTCTTAGTAGCTGGAGCAGCCTGAGTAACAGCGTCCGTGATCTGTGGTTCTACCTTAGCTGGTGCTTCTGTAGCCTTGACTTCTTCAAGAGTTTCTGTCACCTTTTTCTTTGGCCACCAAGCCCAGAGAAGAAACAGACCGCCAATAACAGCAAGACCCCAACCAATCATTTCATTAGTCATTCATTTTCTCCTTAACAATCCCATGCTCTACGCGACCAGTAATTTGCACTGGTCTTCTTAGTTAGATTACCCTGACCGCTTGAGCGAGCACAGTATGATCTCTTGCGTCCAGGTTGATCCTTCTTAATGCTTAGTTTCTTATCGCCAAAGTTTACCTTCTTTACATTACCAGTTGAAGGATCACGAACGTAAACTTTGGATTTCTTTACGTCGCCTTTCATAGGCTTATTCAGAGGAACATCACGTCCTTGATATATAGCTTCGTTCATCGCTTCTTCTTGCGCATCAAGTGCAGCTTGAACTTCAGGATGATGTTCGAAACCTGATTGAACTTCAATACCATAGTCGCGCGCGAACGGAGCAAGCTCAAATCCCGCAGCAAACGATTCATTCAGTTCTACTGATTCGCGAATACCACCGAGTGCTTTGCGGATAGAAGCTAGATTCTTTTGACCTAGATTTTCTTTTGACTGATCTACTTCGGTGCGAGTCTTTTTAATCATTGAAGAAGTATAATCAACTTTCTCAGGAGCAAATTTGGCTACAGCGATTTCGCCGGCAACAGATCCTTGACCAGGAGTTACTGACGCATAGTTCTGACGAATCGCGTCTGTTCCTACGAAGCGATTAGCAGGATCTGCTCTGTTTCCAGATACTGGTTCTGATCCTGTATATGCTTCGCTAGCCGATTTCACTTTCTTTGTAAGATCTGCGCGAAGCTCTTTGTTCGTAAGATCACTATATGGTGTCTTACCAGTTGGGTGTGTATGCTGTTCGTTCTTAGGGTGCCAAGCATGGAAACTCTTGACACGCTTTACTCTTTTCGCTAGAGGAACTGCATCGTGAGTGGTCATGTTCTGTTCGAACACTTTCTTGTTGCTCTTACCAGAATCAATACCACGAACAGGAGTGCTGCTTAGTGGTGCTTCATTTTCTGTTACGCCAACTTTCGAAGCTTGATTTGGCTTCATCCAATCGCGTGGGCGAACCATAGACTTAGGTGTTTTCTTTCCTGGGGGCAGTTTCTTTACAGCTCCAGCAAAGTCTTGCTTTGCTTTTTCAAGATCAGCAGACTGAACAGCCTTAGACTTTTCCCATGGCTTCAGATAGTTCTTAGGTCTTGCTAGTTGTCCGAACATCTTGTTTGGATCATAGTCGCGACCCTTGACGTTTCCGCGAGCCATGCTACGAACACCACCTTCGTTCACATATTCTTCTTTCTTAACTGCTCTTTCCTGCTTTTCTTTAGCAACACCAGCGTCACGGAACTTCTTAACTCTGTTCCATGCCTTATCACCCTTACCCTTATCTCCAGGCATTAACCAGCCAGCTTTCTTTTGTGCGGCTTGCTTTGCTCTGTAGAGTAGTGCTGATGAGATTTCATTGACAGTTTCTTCGTTGGTTGTATGAGTTACAACACGTTCGCCTTTATCATTATAGTGTCCGTGAGTTGTAACTCGCTTACCGTCTTTGTATGTCGTAGACTGGAATCCAACCTTACCGCCCTTATCCTTAGCAACTTTGCCAAGGATTTTCTTAGCAGCTGCGTGACGCTCAGGATATACAGACTCATTCTTAGGAGTCTTACCGGCTTTCTTCATTGAGATAGCAATCGCAGCCTGTTGTGCTGGATTAGCAGCTTCTTTAGGAACGCAGTTAGGAACACTGCGTCCACCTTTCATTTTCATACCAACTTGCTTGTAGTCTTTCCAGCATGGCGCGTCTTCATTAGTCTGTGAAGCCTTTAGAGCTGCATCTGTAGGAGCACCTTTTGATCCAGGCTTACGCATACGCTCACCTGAACCAGCTTTGATACGTGCGCGCTTTGCGTGAATGTTATCCCAAAGTCCGCGCTTTTCTTGCATATCTGTTTCCTCGCTACGGCAGTTCCACTTTCTAAGTGCTTTATTGATTCTTGAGTTTGGATCGCGCGCAGTCTTAGCTGATGTCAATCTTTTCTTCATTCCGCCCATACGAGCACAGAATGAAGCACGACGACCAGCAGCTTTTCCACCTTTCTTTAGTTTAGAAGGCGGAGTTGTTACTGGTGCCTTGAGATTGCTACCGGTTGTTCTATTATAGTGATCGCGACCTTTTTGTGTTAGACCACCTGATGGGCTTTGATAACCTTTACCATCTTCTGCAAGATCGTGTTCAATTTCTTCTTTCGTAGTTTTCTTTTTGAATGAAGAAAACTTTACGACATTACCTTTTTTCTTTTGCACTTTATCTTGCTTGTAGCTCATAGGAACGTTGGTATTATCCGGACTTGGTGCCAGTTTTCCACTCTTATCAATCACAGCAAATCTTGGAGCTCCACCTTTTACGTCAAAGTGTGTGCCTTTTTGTTTGTCATAGAATCGTGCAGTATTACCATGATATGCAACTGCGTCTGCACCTGATGCTTTTGGATGAACACCTTTCTTAGCACCAAACCAATTGCGCAGCATATCGTTCGTATCAATTTCGTGTGGACCAACAATACCTTTCTTATGAAGAAGTCTTGTTGCTAACTTGGTCTTGATGACTTCGCCTTCTGTAAGATCTTTGTCTAGTTCAGCAGCTTTTCCGCCAGCAATAAATGAATTGACGCGAGAAAACGCTTCGTTGATATCTTCGTTCTGCTCATAACCACGAGCAAACACTTCGAAGATAACACTTACATCAACGCCAGACTTTTCTGCTTTATTAAGAAGTGAAAGAGCTTCTTTCTGAACTACGTTGTAGCGAACACGAGAATAAGTTGCTGGATCTTTAGTCGTCAGATCAATTAGCTTATCGAGTAGATCAGCCAGTTTCTCACGGAGCTTTGGGCTCTGTAGTGCGAATTTCTTTGACGAACGCAGCGCACGACGATAGTTCTGTAGCTCTTCCTGATCTACGAGACCAAGACGAAGTAGCAGATCAACTTTCTGCGAGAGCGGACGTGATTTATTAGGATCTGTTGGACGATCTTCGTCTTTCGCTACTTCAGCGATACGACGAACTCCTGGCGGCTCATCGTTATCATAAGCAGAAGTTGTGCGCGAACGCCCAACACCAAGATAAAACTCTTTGAACTGACGACCGCCGAGCGAAATCCCTTTCTTCTGATGTTTTACACCATGAGCAAGAACATCACGGAACGATGCGAGTGATTTACCAGCTTGGATTGTGAACTCATGCTTATCTGCTGGCAGACGCAGAGCGTCGAACTTAGCAAGCAACTTCTTAGCGTCAGCGATTGAGATATGCGCCTTATGTCTATCGGCAAACACAGTTTCATGCTCACCGCGTGAGTTTACTACCTTGCGCATTTGATAGATAATGTTCGTATCGCCAGCGTCACGAGCGTCTTTGTCGTCTGCAGACTTACGTCCTTCATGCACATATTCTTCGTCGTTGCGAGCATAGTGCATCAGTTTCTTATTAACATGCAAATGCGACTGTGTTGGATTTTGTGCCTGACGATCGTTAAGTGTAGGATCTGTATCTAGCGTATTGAGCTTGGTTGCATCAACGTTCAGTGGCGAGTCGTGAGCAGCGTCAGCCTTTGTCTTTTCCCAGTCAGCAACAGAAATGCCGCGACGCGCAGCCTGGATCTTATCTGTTGCCTTATCTCTAGCCGAGCCTTCCTTACCCTTTTCTGCTTCAACGATGTATGATTCTTTAACATCACGAGCTTTCGCTACGTTGACTTGTGCTTTCTTACGAACAGCTGGAATGAGTCTTTTTGATATCTTTTCCACAGCGCTCTTTAGTCCTTTCCCAAAACGATTGACAAGCGCATTATCTACGGCAATGCGCTGTGAACGTGATAGTGAGTTATAATCGAGATTCTTTTTGCCTGTTGCGCGCTTGCGAAGGATCATCAACGCAGCCTTACGTGCGCGCATACGGAGACGTTGTGAAGCTGGCATCTGTTTTGCTTTGATCTGACGCAAACGAGCGAGACGCTTAGACATCCCCTTCATACGCTGAGATAATTTCTGACGAGCCTGAGCAGAAAGAACTTTTCCTTCGTGAATTTCATTATTGTCGCTATCTTCACCGTCGAGAATCAGATCTAACATAAGTGCATCTGAATCATCAAGATCAAGATCTACGCCGTCAATAGCTCTTTCGATTTCTGTGTCTGATGGAAGCGGAACTTCATCTTCGTGTTCGTCGTTTTCTACGATAAACGAAATGAACTTTTCGTCAAGGGCGTAATCCATGACATCTTCTCCTAGTAGGGCTCGACGAACAGCGGTGAACATATTCTTAGCTTGTGCCGCCTTAAGGGTGTTGGGTGCGCCGCGTAGAAACTCAGCGACTTTATCATCTTTGGCAAGAGCGCGCATTTTGCTCGCTGACATACCAGACACGTCGTCGGCGTCTGGATCACGTTCGCCAGCGGACTTAACTTCGATTTGCTCAAAGTTGTATTCTTTACCGTTATACTTTGTGAGCAGCTTCGTAAACTCAGGAACACGATCCGAACCAGCGAACATCGTGACGTGAGTATATCCTTCTTTATCCAGCTGCTTAAGAACTTCGATAACTGTGCGAGCGTTCGACTTTTTTACGAGCGAACCAAAGGCTGCTCGCGCGAACGCGACTTTCTTATCGTATTGTAGGGGATCTTTTGCGCCGACTGAGTGCGATAGATAAACGCGAGGAGCAGCACCAACTTGACGAGCATAAGCAACCAGCTTGTTTACAAGCAGCTGGTGTCCAGTCGTAGGGGGATTCATTCTCCCGAACGTGAAAACAACTTTCTTCATCGTATCCTCGCGGGTTTGCCTTAGCCTTACCGCATATGAGTAGAGAGCAGGACTGCCTTAGCTTTCTGCTCTCTTATTTATAAAAAAGTCTTGACAACTTCGCAATTCACCATTATAATGAGTAGTGTTACGAAGCGGCAGTATTACCTTTTGCTTTAGCAATCAACTTAGCAACCCATGCTGGCTGAGACAGGAAGTTCCATCCAACGATGAGTCCTGCTACGAAACCAATTACCAGCGGTGATGTTGCGATATTCCAGATACCTTCTACCATCTTACTTCTCCCATCCCTTGATAATGTCTGGACTGAAATTAGCTTGGCTGAATCCCAGACGATCCACCAGCTTTACGGCTCCACCTGTCAAATGATCTACAGCCACGTATCCCTCAGGTGATGTCACTTTGAGACCCTGACGAGTGCGCAGAAACGTATTGATTGCAGCAGCTGAATTCATCTTAGCAATAATCATCATCTTAGCATCAACAACTAGATTCATAAAGTCAAAGATAGATTTCAGCTGGATTAGTGGTGTGCGAATGATAGGCCCAAACGCCTGTATCTTTTTTGCTTTTACAGAGTTCTTACCAGCAACAGTCTTTTTCTTATCTTCTTCTTTCTGATAGTAATCATTCATGTAGTGAATAAACCCAGCAACGTGATGCACTGTGTTACCAATCTTTTCACCCGCACGAACCTTACTGTTATTGTATGTCTTGATGCGCATCAGCAAGTCTGCGTCCTGATGAAACGCATTCACAGCTTCTGCAGGTAGTTTTTGTAAGATTTTTCCAGCTTCTGATAGAATCTTGTTGAATGCAGCTGTTTCTTTTGCAGTAAACGTAGCAGATCCGCTGACGTCTTTGTAGTTCGCATCATCCATCCAGATAGTGCCAACTTGATTCAGCTTCTCAACGATACCTTTACCGAACGATGCTTTCATAGATTCAAAGCTATCGCCTTCGTATGTTGTATGCCAAACAACACCAACGCTAGCTCTTGCGATAATTTTACCAAGAGCAGATCCGATAGGAACAGCATACACGATTGTGTTAGGTTGGAACGTATAATACTTTTCCCCGTCGATGACTTCTGTGCGAACGTCACCTTTAGTGAACATCAGATCTCCCTGATAGACACCAGATTTGATACCTAGTTTCTTAAACTCGCGAAGAGCCACACTAAACTTGTCAGCCAGTTCGCCGCTAAGATCAGCGTCGATATCTGCTTGTGTCTTGTAGATTTTAGGATTCTTGTTGAAGATACCTTTCTTAGCAACAAAAAACTTATCATCACGGGGATCTATGCCAGCAAAGATAGCAGGAGCTCCATCCCACTTAACTGTTGCTGCAACTTTCTTAGTCGTATGACCACCAAGCATCTCGCGCATCTGGATCAGAAAGTTAAAGATCTGCTTCGCACCAGTAACGCCATCGTTGAGGATTAGATCCTCGATGTGCTCCATGTGTAGATTCTTTTCTTCAGCGATGAACGTTGATAACTTTTTCATTTAATAGCTTTCTTGATTGCCTTAACATCTTTCTCGATGTCGATAGCTGAAGCAGTCACAGTTCCCTTAATTGATAGGGCGATGAGGAATCCATATGAAGTCTTTGAGCGATACTTCACGCGCGAGCGAGCTTGGATCTTAGCTGAAAACTTAGAAGTTCCGAGTCCAAGAACGTCTTTCTGGAAATGATACAGACCAGCTTTACCAATCTGAATGTATGGCGTCTTACGATCTTTGGCGTAGTGTTCGCCGACAGATGCTGTAGGAAACTCGGCGTATAGATTACCCAGACGCTTTAGATCTACGTCGTAGTTCTTACCGTGCGGAGCAGGCCAGTTCTTGTTGACGAAGTCGATGAGTGACTTATATGTTTTGTTGTCAGCAGTTACAGGAACCGTTTCCATCTGCTTTGCTGTATTGGGATACTTGCGTTTTGTGTTTTCTGACAGCTGCCATTTCTTGTTGATATATTTCAGCTCTGCCTGACCAAAGAACGCACCTTTGTCTTTTTTGATCTCAATGCTAATTTCTTTACCTTTAGCATCGTAGATATAAGCATCAGGGTCGTCAGCTGATGATCCAGCCGTCGTAGCATTTGGATCCATCAGTCCGTTTTCTTTTAGAATATTTGCGATAGTAGCTTCGTATTCGAAACCGCCTGTTGCTTTTGCCATTGGAGTCTCCTGTTCGTGAGACTATTTATTAAACGAAAAGGGGAGCGGCACCACACCGCTCCCCGACTGATGATGAAAAACGCACCCCCTTAATCATCAGCCAATCTTGCGATATCCTAGCACATAGTTTGCAGGATAATAAGCGACATTGACTTCCTTGCGCTGGTTACCACCAAGCACTAGGATATAACGGACTCCTTCGACGACCTCTTCGCCAACATAGAATCCAACGTGACCAGCGAACTGGTTACGACCACGAGAGAACACAACGATATCGCCGTATTCGGGATGACGAGTCACGCTTCCGTATTGCAGGAAGCTACGAGCTTGAAGTGAATTCGTACCTTCAAATCCACTTTGCTTTAGAATAGTGTTAACGAATGCTGCGCACCAAGCGACCGATAGCGGATCTACGTTTAGTGCTTGTTTCAGTTCTGTTCTGTTTCGCACAGCATGTTTGCCTTCCCAGTTCTTTGCTATCGCTACAGGCTTTTGCATTCCGTTGTTGTTGAACAAACTAAATGAAGACTGAAACGAAGAACTAGAATTAGACTTTCTAAAGAACGCAGCACCAGAATCGTCTTCGCTAGGCGAAGCTGTTACGATATCATTTCTACTTGTAGCTATTGTTTGTGGCTTTGCTGCGAGTTTGGTATGATCAGGTACAGTTACGTTGGGATCCAACGGACTTTTCTGTACCATAGCCACTGCGGGCTTCCTGAACTGACAATAGTAAGAATATCTTTCTTTACCAGGAAGTAGACTTTGATTACAGAGTATCTCAGCTTGAGATAGATTCACTCTACGTTTCGGCTCTTTGAACTTAGCCGATGAGTTAGTTGTTGACGCAACAGATTTGTTATTCTCTACAACCGATGTAGATGCAGCGCATCCACTTAAAATTAGAGCTGTTGCAATTATGGTTAGATATTTCATAGTATCTCCTATTTTTGCTTTCGCTACGAAAGGAAGACCTTCATTACAAATGTTATCTAGACGTTAGTTCTTCGACAAACAATCGTGTTCGCCCTTTGTTTATAAATCCCAACTGTTGGGCACCTCCTCTTGAAATGTCTAGATCCACGCCTTTCGTAAATGGACCACGATCATTAACTCGGACAACTATGGACCTGTTGTTGTCTGGGTTAGATACTCGCAAGACAGTTCCGAATGGAAGAGTCTTATGAGCAGCCGTTAGTCCGTTTGGGTTGAACTTTTCACCGCTGGCAGTTTTAGTGCCGTGCATATACCAAGTCGCATTTACATGATAAGATCTGTTTGCGGTTTCATTCGACAAAGTGGTACACCCACTAAGCATGCTTAGTAGGAATACCGTCAGGGCTATTTTGCGCATTACCTATTTAGGGTTTTTGGTGCTCCCAGAGGGACTCGAACCCCCGATCAAGCCGTTATGAGCGGCTGGCTTTAGCCACTAAGCTATGAGAGCGAGTTGTAATGGGAAAGAAGAACGTCATAACCGCCAGTCACTTCTTTGTTAACGATGATGTATGGAACAGTTCGCACATTCGGGAACTGCTCCATAAACTCATCACGAGTAATATCACGACCAATCTTAATCTCATCATACTGATCGCCTTTACTATTCATAAGTTCTTTAGCACGATCGCACCAAGGACAATTATCTTTACTATAGATCACCATTGTCACTATACAATACTCCAGTCTTTTGTTTGAAATGATATCCGTGAGTTTTTTTCCACTCACTTAGAATAACTTCTTGATCACGTCTTGCTTCAACTTCCCAAGGCAAATTGAAATAGTTGATCTTGCCTGGACCATCAGACTTGATCATCTTGTTTTTCCATTTGCAATAGTCGGCTTGTATCGCAAGATCTTTTAGATCGCCTGTTGCATACTGTCGAATGTGGACGATTTCGTGAGCTAGAACTCTGTAGAGCATTCTATCTTTAAGATAGTTGCAGAGTTCCATGTCATAACTTCTAGGTCGATGATTATCATCTTCCCAGATTACAGAACCATAGAACTTGGTGTTCTTTAGTCCTTCTTCCAATGTGATGTTTAGAACAATGTTATTCGCTAGTCGAGTTCCTAGTGTATAACCAAGCATCCATCTAGCAGCATTCTTTACCAGTTTACGTTTACGAGCGTTTCCGCCCGTGATATGAATTTCCGCCGTATTGTTGGCGTATTCCAAAGCCTCTGGGATCATGGCACCTCCCTTATTGCTTATTGGACTATCATACTCTAAAGGCGTGTTTTCGTCAAGAACGCTATTATTTAGCCTAGCCGAATTTGAGCTTGCTAAACTTGTTTTTTGGCTTATTGCGCTCACGGTCTTCCATCCCGAACTTGGTATTGTCCATCACAGCCTCGGATCGGCGGGTTTTGCCACCACGGCTATCATCAATCAGATCATCTTGGGCAGATTCTTCAAGATCAAACAGGCGCATCTTGACGCGGTCAACGCCCACGAAAAAACGCTTGTTTTCGCCAGGATCGCTATAGCGATTTTTGAGCTGTTTGACAAGAAGCTGACCACGCTCATCCATATCCTCGTCACGAACAAGAGCAATCATAAAGTCAGCAGTCGCAGGCAAACCAAACGACTCGGAAGTATCTTCAAGCCCAGGATCGTTGTTAGAGTATCCAGAACGAGTTGTTTGAGTAGCAGAAACGATTGGGAGATTACGTTCGACGGCAAGACCACGAAGTTCTTCTGCGATAGCTTTGACGTAAGTGTAGCTGTTTACGTTAGATCCTGTTTTGATACGCGACGAGCAACAGATATTGAGATAGTCGATATAGATGATGTCGGGTACAAAGTTGCGCTTGAGATTCAACTCATTCAACACATGACGGAAGTGACCTACGTGCGCAGAAGCAGTAGGATATTCCTTGATAATCAGTTTGCCTTGTGTCTTGGTCTTGAGACGAGCAATCTTGTTTTCGTAAAGTTCGCGCGGTAGTTGCTTGATATCTTCGGTAGCTATGTTGAGCAGATTAGCGTCGATACGCTCCGCGATCTTTTCTTCAGCCATCTCCATAGTGATATACAGAACGTTCTTACCCATAGAAAGATTAGCTGCTGCGAAGTGACACATCGCGAGCGTTTTACCAACACCTGTACCAGCTAGGATAATGTTGAGTGACTTACGAGATAGTCCACCGCGAGTGATCTTGTTCATCAGATCAATATCGAATGGAACCTTTTCTTCGACGCGATGATAGTAGTCGAAGCGATCTTCGAAGTCATCAATGAAGTCGTGACCAATATGACTATCGAAAGATACACCAAGAGCTTCAGATAGAATCTCAGGAATAGAGTTCTTGGTTCTGTTATGATCTTTACCGTCAAGGATAGCGATACTATCCATAACTGCATTGAACACAGCGCGCTCTTGGCAGAATGCTTCTGTCGATTCTAGTAGCCATGTAGGATCACTTGGCTCTGGCTCGACAAGATTGCGAACCAGATCCATAGAACGCTTATGTTCTTCTTCACTTAGATTAGTGCTAGACTCAATCTCAATCCCAATAGCTTCACGAGTCGGACGAGAGTTATACTTAGACATGAAATCATTGATACGCTTGAACACGACACGTTCTGACGAATCACTGAAATATTCTTCTTTTAGAAATGGTAACGTCTTGCGGGCAAAGTCGTCATTATGAACTAGATTTTTCAGAATCGTTAGTTCGATCCTCATTCCCAATCCTTCCCGTTTGTTTGAGCAAAATATCAAAAAGAATAGATGCAATAGTATCTTCAAATCTACTCTTGATACTATCCGTCAACATTTCTTCAGCAATGAATGACTCTACGATGTGATAGTTAAACTTAAGAAGCGCGTCACCGTTTTCTTCTGGCTCTTCGTTTACTTTCAGATTTTCGTAGTGATATACCATACCTTCAAACTCCCCTTCTTCGATGCGAATGCAAACGAAGTTAGGTACATCTGTTCGTTCGATATGACTGTAGCTAGGTGCTACGGGATTCTCAACGACGCTTGCCATTTTGAATCACCTTGATACCCATTGTGTAGTTTTCAGCAGCAGCTTCTGCCCAACTTTGACTCTTTTCAATATACTTTTCTGTCATAATATACTTACCATCTTCAAAGAAGTCCACATGAAAGCTACCTTCTGATTTGTGAACTTCTGCTTTCCTTTTACCGTCATCGCTAACGTATTCACTGATCAGCATCTTCTTCCTCCGAAAGAATTGCGCCGTGCGCGATTGAATACTTTTCCTTGATGAAAGTAGCAAAGTCAGTTTCCTTGAAGATTTTCTTCCAGAAATCTGCGTTGTCAACGATATCACCTGCTCTCATGTTAGGAGCAAGGACTTCTCCTGTTTCTTTATCTACTCTAGCATACCAACCAACTTTAGGCTTAACAATATAACCGCCATCAATAGCCACATCCAGTAGACCGCTCCAGCGATTAATACCTCCCTCATAGTTGATCGTAATAGGGATCTTGGACTTTTCTTTGACATAGCGTGATTTCTCCACGTTAATCACAAAGTGATATCCTTGGATACCATCAGAGTCCTTATCTTGCTGACGACCAAGAATCCAGATGTTATCTGAACCGTAGTAAGAACCAGTACCACCGCCGACGATATCCTTAGGATACAAACCGATTTCCTTATATGTATGATTCACGACTACCATAGGGATATCCTTGAGCGTCAGGTAAGGTGTGATCATACGGAACAACGACTTGAGCTGTTTCGCGCGAGACATATCAGCGACTGACTTTTCGTTCAGCGCATCTTCCACTTCCTTCTTGGAAGCTAGATTACCAATCGAGTCGATGACGATCATAACGTGTTCGCCACGCTCAAGACCAGTCAGCTGTTTCATAATGTCAAACTTCAGCTGCTCTACGTCCATGACAGGCGTATGAACAACAGAGTCGAATGGGATACCAAATGTGTTGAAATATGACTGCGGTGTACCAAACTCTGAATCATAGAAAAGAATAACACCATCAGAATACTTCTTGAGGAACGCAGAAGCCATAAGCAATGCGAAACCTGTCTTGAAGTGCTTGGATGGACCAGCGAGCATAGTGATACCAGGAACAAGTCCACCATCAACTGAGCCAGACAACGCAACGTTGATCATAGGCACGGATGTCGGAATGGTATCTTTCTTAGTGAAGATCTTAGAATCTTCGAGCGTGGCTGTAAAAGCGATAGTTGAGTTCTTAATCAGTTTTTCTTTAAGTGACATACTTCACCTCCAATGATCATATTAGCGTATAACTGTGTAATTGTCAAGACTTCTTTTCTAGCACAACTGGTTCCCATAGATCCCCATCCGTAGTAACAGCTTCTATTCTATCGACATCTAGCTTTAGGTTCTTACTTGCTGCGATAATCATCAACACAGCCAAAGGATCAACGACAAGAACAAGTAGCAGGATCATAGCACGGATAGCTGCTTCTAGATCACGCTCGCTACCTTCGCCATAGATCATTTCTGCCACATAACGAATAGGACCAACTTCTAGCTTGATAGCACGAGTCGCAGCCATAAGCGGAGCTTTCTCATCAAGTAGTGTGTCGATATTTTTCTGTGCATCTTTCATTTCAGCTGCAATCTGATCGCGCTCTTTCTTTTGCTGAGTGCGAACTTGCATAGCTGTTTGTGCGCGATTGTTCCTGTCGATGATAGCGTCGATGGCTTTATCCATCTGTGCAAGTTGCTGTTCTCCTCGCGTGATGCGCGCACGCTCGCGCGCGAGGGAGCCGTCGATACGTTCTATCTTCGCAGCTACGTCTCCCACAGGAGCAGTCTGCTCGAGATGTGCTTTGGATAAGAAACCAAAGATACCCATGCTAGTGATAAGCATGAGAACAAGAAGCGCGATAGTGAAATAGGATTTGAGTAGAAACGGAACGTGACGCCAGTTTCTGTAAAGCCATGAAGCAAGAACGATCTTACCGAACTCTAGTGTTCCACCAAGAATCACTACAGCCCAGTAGGCTCCAGCGAAGATAGCTGTGAGACCTGTGACTGAATACCAAGCAGCAACGACGGAGAGTGCAATCCCCGTCGTCATAATGAGTGCTCTATCGAAACTAAACGTCATTCTTCTTTAGTGTTCTTCCGAATGTCGGATTGTGCTGTGCTCGGATCTGGGTGTTTTCCCAAGTCCAGCACTCACCAGTATCATCCTGAAAGCAAACCCAAAGCCAATGATGCTCTGTCCCATAATCTACTAAGAAATGTGCAAGCGCCTTACCCTTTGGTGTATCGAGTGGGATAGGCGGATCAAGTTGTAACATCTTATTGCTCATCATAAACCTCTTGTAGTTTTCAACACCTTTTCTAACATCTCCTGACACTTCTCTTTACGATTAGGCCAGTGAATATAAGCCTTGTCTGCCGTTTTGATTAGATTGTTCAGCAGCGGAACAATGATAGACTCGAGAACTTTGATTTTCTGAGCCAGCTCTTCTTCCTTTTCTGTAAGAGCTTGATGCTTTTCGTCAAGAGCTTGAAGCACATCATGCTTAATTTCATGCTCATCGACTCCAGTAAAACCAAAGTCAAAACCAAGATATTCTTGTGGAACTTTTACCACAGCTCTGCTCCTCTATTAGCCCAGTCACGACAAACGTCCATAACTCGTTTACGATTGTTGAAGTTCAATCTAGGATTAGGTAGAACTTCTTTTTCGAATAGCTTATCTATTCCTGATCCAAGCTGCAAGTTGATATGTTTCTTTACACCACCAACTTGCTTGAACTCAGGGAACGCTTCGACTACATGATGTTTCTGATAAGGCTGATTCAACTCATACCAGTCTTTGCTCATAAAGAACTTAGCCACGTCTGGATCAAGATACGGAGCAATGAATCGTTTCTTGTTCAGCTCTTCTGCGATTCGTTTATGCCACAGATATCCAGCGCGACTGTTAGCACCAAAGTAGTCTCTACGAAACTCGTCGAACTTATCTTTCGTATGCTTGTAGTGAATGTTTGCTTTCTTAGATACACCATAGTATCCATCAGCAGCCCATCCACTTAGAACTTCATGCTCTTTGATCTGAGGATACACATACAGAAACGGAAAGCAGCACTCGAAGTGCGTTTTCTTTTCGCAGTATACCTCTTTAGCCAAACGAATGAAGTCTTGCTCTATGTTATCAGTTGGAACTACAACAACGCAATAGTCCCATCCCATATTCTTTGCGATATCGACTGCTTTTTGCGAATCATATGACGGCTGACCATCGAGATGAAACGTGTATGCAGTTATCTTTTTTCCTAGTCTGTGTGCAGCAAAAGCAACAGATACACTATCTACACCGCCAGAGAGTAGGACAGCTACGTTCTTTTCACCAGACATAGCGTCCACTTCTCTAACCAAGATACTATCAATCACGAAAAGAAATCCTCTAGTGTGCTTTGCTTTTCTGAGTGCCAATTGATAGTCGATAGAATAGCATTCAGCGGAGCCATGAACGCTTTCTCGAACTGAGTATCATAGTCAATATAGCTATCCAGCTTGAACTCAGCTGGCAAAGCGGAAAAGGCACAAATCACATTATCATGAAGCGGATTAGGCATCTTCAGATACGAGAATCGAATCTTTTCGCCATCTTTGATAAGCTCATACTTCTTCTGGAGCTTGAGTTGCTTAATCTTGTTATTGTATGACAGAGCACCACGAACATGAATAGGAACGCTCTTCTTTTCGCGTTCATATTTAGTTAGATCTTGAACAGAACGCGGAAACGCAACTTCTTCGAACGATAGCTTATAGAATTTGTTTTTGAACTCGGCGATGAACTTATGCAGCTCTTCTTCAGGCTGAGTCATGATGATGTTAAGTGCTTGCTTAATAGCTTCGCGACACACAGCAGGAGTTGATGACTTGACTGCTTCGATCCCCATGATTTTCAGTTTAGGCTTGGTATAACGAACGCCTTCAGAATCGTGGACGTTGAGGATGTATCGTTTCTTCGCAGTCCAGATACCACGATCAGCGATAACCTCACGCTTCATATTCATTTTTTGCTGGAACGCTTCCATCCGATCAGCAAGATCCTGATAGATACGATCAATAACTGGTTCAATCTTCTGGCTAGCCATCTTGTCCAAAAAGTTAACGATCTTTTGCTTCTCATCCTCAGAATAACTATGCTGATCTCCTCGTATCTTAAACACTTGGCGTACCAGCTGATCAAAACAGATATAAAGTGAATCCGTATCCGAAGCAATAACATAATCGTAGTCCTTGGTTTTCAATACTCCATTCAAATACTTATTCATCTCGTTTTCAGCCCAGCGAATAGATAGCTGACCACCGAGAGTAATGGCAGTTGCTTGATTGATATCAAAGAAACGGAAGTGTGGATTACCAATCGCACCGTAAGCTGAGTTCAGCTGAACTTTCTTAGCAAGCTGCATATTCTTGTATCGAGAGATATCTTTAGACGCTTGCTTAGATTTGGTCTTTTCATACTCCTTCTGCGCAGCGATCATCTTTTCTTTGTAAACGACGCGATCGTTATACATGCGTTCCATGATCTCAGGCAAGAATCCTTGACGAGCTTTGCTGAAGAAGCAGCCGTTTGCAGCAAGACCATATCCATCTGGAACTTCTGGAGTATATCCTTCGAGTAACTCATCAACAGTTACTTCAATCTTTTGTGCGTCGCCACGAGTATCGCGAAGCAGCGTTTCGGGGCTGATATTATACTGCATGATAAGATGTGGATACAGAGAGTTCAAATCGAACGACATAACCCAGTCGTATCCACCAGGAACAGGTTCTTTGACGTGAGCGCCAACATATGCTTCATGCTTAGATCCGCCGCCCTCGATAGGAACTGCGATACGTTGTTTGTAGAGATGGTTGTGAATGATAACGTCCCACATACGAACTTGTGTGAACACGTCCATGAGCGTGACTTTCGCATCATACGCGAGCGCGAGAGCCATGTCAATCAACTTCATCTTGTCGTCTAGTTTCTCAACGAGCTCAACGTCTCGAATGTTATACTCGATGAACTTCTGGAAATCGTTCATGTAGAACTCATGCAGCGTTTCATACTCGTCGTATGATAACTTACGTTCGCCAAGTTCTACGAATCCGATGTGATCTAGCTTGTAGCTTTCTTGCTGAGTGTATGTGAACTTCTGATACATCTCAAGATAGTCGAGAGTAGCAACACCGCCAATATTATAGACTGTTTCTTCTTTGAACTTCGTGCGCACGCGACGTTCTTTGATAATTTTCCAAGGTGAAAAACGCTTGGCCTCACTATCGCCAAGCACAGCGCTCATGCGACGAACAAGATACGGAATATCGAAGAACGTGACGTTCCAGCCAGTCACGATGTCTGGATACTCGTTGCTCCACTCGCTCAAGAACTTGATGAACAGTTCCTTCTCGTTGTTGCATTGATAGTATCGCACGTCATCGCGCTTTACTTCGAAGTCGCCGTATCCCCAAACGTGGAAGATGCCGTCTTTCTTCAGAGTGATAGCGGTTACAGTATCAGATGCGCGTTCTACAGTAGGAAAACCAAACTCTGAGCTAACCTCGATGTCGATATATGCAACGTTGATTAGCTCGCGATCGTATGCGATTTCGTTGGGATACTCTTCGTTGAGATACGCATAGAGAAAACGTGGCATACCATATAGCTTGAAGTTGCTCACATCATCATAGCGAGCTATGAAGTCTTTCGCGTCTCGCATAGATTCGAATGGCATAGGATCAAGCGAAAGCCCACGGATGTCTTTCCATGCAGCGTCTTCGCGCTTGGATGGGAGAAACAACGTGGGCTGATAGGGAATCTTTTCTTGGAAAGGGCGTCCGCGGTCGTAACCGCGAACGAGAATGTTGTTACCGTATTCGAGAGCGTTGGTGTAGAACTTTGACATAGCTTATAGTACCATATTATGATACAGCTGTCAAGATCCCTTTCTTGGGTAGAACTAACATTGATCCAAAGTTCTGCTGATAAGCAGCTTCGATCTGATCGTCAGGCTCGTAAGTGAAAAGCACATTGCGCGAGTCGAGCATGATATCCTTGTTCTTAGCCATAGGAATATAATCGACAAGAGCCATGTTGGCTTTACCTGCTGCTCCAGGCTGAAGCATAACAGCAGCAGGCTTAGACACCTTGATCACATTACTCACGATACTCACTTTACCTACGATTTCGTCTCCATTCAAAAGACGAAGCATCATAATAGCAGAAACATTCTGTGCATTATCCATGATACATCCTTACTTTGTTACACCTTGGATCTTTTCTTGACCGCGGGACCATGCGGCGATACCAAGGACGGCACCCATTGCGAGATGGAATAGACCAGCGCCTTGCAGCGTCAGAGGATTCCATTGTGTCATCGGTGACTTTGTGAGAACCTGAGCGATTGACCACATGACTGGAAAGATAGCCATGTCAAGCACGCAGATAACCATATAGCACCAACCCATTGCTGGACGCCACTTCTTGACCATCCAGTCTTCATTCTGCTTTGCGTGTTCTGCTTCCCACTGCTTTTTCTCAAGTTCAATCTTTGCAAGCTGAGCTGCTTCGGATAACTGAGGAGCAGCTGGTGCAGCTGCGTAGCTGCTGCGTGGAGAAGGATCTACCCAATTAGTTTGAATAGAAGCACCAGCACCTTTCGTAGCAGGCGGAAGCTGATCCATCGCTGGCTTTGGTGCTGGTTCGTCTGTGTCGATTGAAAAACGTGGCATCATTAACCTCCAAAGATTTCTAAGGCTGCTTCATAATGATGCTTGCGATCTTCTAGACCGATTGTTCCACCGTTGATTTTCTTTGTGACTGTAAGGATATCACCCTTATCAGCCCACTGATTAAGTTCACGGGAATCCCAGAACCAACCAGCTGACCAAGCTGCACCTTCTTCTGTTTCCAACCACTCAGTTGCTTCAGCAAGATCCATGTTCATGTCAGAAGCGAATGCTTGATAGTTGCTCTTACCTGTTAGCTGGATAAGACCGCGACCGCAGTAGCGATAGCCATCACCAGACTCAACAGAACCATTACCCATTCTATTTGCGTAGACGAGATTTGCGATCTTTTGTGGATTCTTTGCATACTCGTTAGGATTCTTTCCACGGAAATACTTAGGGAACACCTTGAGAAGTGTTTCGGCTCTGTAGTTTAGATTTTCTTTTCTTGCTCTTAATCCACCTGATTCATGACCAACTTGAGCGAGAAACATAGAAATACGTTGTGGCGTATTAATCTCGTAGAACTCCATCACTTCATTCAGGGGTTCCACAAACGGTTCGATGATGTTTTCGTCTGTATCTTCAAAGAACTCGTTTAGTTGCTCAAATGTTACTAATGCCATGAGTGCCTCCTTTCGGAAGCTATTTAGCCGTAGAAACGATTTTTCATCATCGTGCGAAGTAGAGTCTTAAACTCAACGAAAAGACTGACTAGGGATGCCATTTGATTTCCAATACTGCTGGAGTGCGACGTGTGCGATGTCATAACGTGTTAATCCGAGATCGTATAGTTCTTTGTCTGACAGACGTGAAAGTTCTGCGATTGTTCTATAGTATCTGTATGTGTTTTTGATCCAGTTGATCATATGAGTCTCCTTAAATGAAAATAGCTGGGCAGCGCGAACTGCCCAGCGCATAATCTAGTCGAATGTCAATAGATTAGTCTTTGATGTCGATTTTCTTAGGCTTCTTGTGCTCAGGAATGAAGTTCTCGAGCCACACCTTAAGAATGCCGTTAACCATTTCTGCGTTCTTAATTTCTACAGAATCAGCAAGAGTGAACGTGCGAGTGAATGCGCGTTCTGCGATACCCTTGTAGAAGTAATACGCATTGGCACTATCGAGATCGCTGGCATCTTTAGTCTTACCAGCGATAGTCAGCTTGCCACCATCAAGAGTGATTTCAAGATCAGTCTTTGCGAAACCAGCAACAGCCAGCTCGATGACATACTTGTCATCTGCAACCTTCTTGATGTTATAAGGCGGATAACCTGGAACATTCTTACCCAGAGATTCTAGCTGATCCGTGAGAGCCTTAAAACTCTTGTCGAATCCGATAGAGAATGGATCGAATGAAGCAAAAGGTGAGGGGATGCGAGCGAGCTGCTCGTAGTCGTTCTTAGCCATAGTAATGTCTCCTATTAAGCGAGATTAAGTTTCGTGACCCTTACGGCGTCACATGAGTATATATAAGCGGTGCAACATAAAATGTCAAGTCTCAGATCGTTTTTTACCGATGTTATACTTGGCTTCTAGTTTCCACTCATGCTTTTCCTTATGCGCCAAAATCTTAATCTGATTCAGCGGCGCAACCGGCTCCTTCGTGCGCTCAGTATCCACAATATCAATCAGCTCCCATTCGGCAAGCAGATTGGCAATCGTGTTGCGACGAGCCTTATCTTCGTCTGAGAAGTTAGTAGGCTTACCATCGAGCGCAAACAACTCTTTGAAATGCACGATATAGTAACGACCCTGCTTGTGCAGGATGTGACATGACTGAAACAATACCTTATCGCGTCTCGAAGCGACTCCGATACGAGTAAGTGTTTCGCGAATCTTTAGGAAATCTTCGGCGGAGCGCAGCTTTACTTCCACCATACTTTCAACCGATGCGTTCATCCTTTTCCACCTTTGTCGAGTGCTACCTCGATCATGGCAAGCTGTTCATCGGTCAAAACCCTGAGAGCGTCCTCAGCCTTCGAACGACCATAGCCGAAATACTCCATGATCATCTCAACGGCTGCGTCAGGTTCTTGTTTTTTCCACTTAGCGAACCTTTTACGCTTCCGCAGGCTATTTAGCAAAAACTCATACTGCCACTTATACTCAGCAGTAGGACGCATATTCATTTCATTGGCAAAAAGGATAGAATCCTGATGATAAGATAGCGAACGATTAGTCAGATATGGTTTGTACCCCTTTTCAGCTAACTCATCGTTAGCTGTTCCGCGCATCAAGTTTTTCTTGGTATAGCTGACGCTATCGACGAAGATGAACGGATTACTCATTTCAATCCTTGTTAGCTTTGATTGAGATTTCTTTGTTGATCAGTGCGATCAGCAAATCACGACCGATCTTGCGTTCGATCATCGGAAGAACGTCTTCGACGATAGAAGTGATCGACAGTTCGTTGATCTGCTCACGCAATTGGAAATCTCGACCTAGCTTGTTTTCACCGGCTTCCATCCACTTGAATCTGTAGCCGTATTCTTTCTGCATTCTATCTTGAAGGAACGTTTCAGCTTTAGTTATATCTTCTTTCGAGATGAACAGCATTCGACAATACACATTGTCGATATTGTAGCCTTGCTTATTAAGCCAACGACCGCATGAATGACTGCTACTCGGAATACCTCTTACACCAGAGTTGACATTCCAGACACGACCTTCTACATTGTTTGCTTTACCAATATAACCAATATCCGCGTCGATGATATCAGTTACTTTCTTATCCGAGATCTGATAGATACCAGACACTTTCTGATCTGGATGGAATGTACCACTCGACTTGATTACTGATAACGGAAGCCACTCTGTCCATGCAGAAGGATCTTCTACGATGTCCAATGCGTTACTCTTAGCCATTTCATTCTCCATCATATAGGGTGTTCGTCGTCAAGCGATTATACTTGAAGCGAACTGTCACAGGCACTTTCTTGTTCCCAGCGAAGATCGAAGGTTTTGACCAGTCAATCTTAACATTAGGAAAGTTATCAGCCCAATCACGAAAGATACCCTCATAGCGTTCTGGACTGATATCTACATAATCTTGTGAATCGTTGGATGTCGCGATACCTTTCAGCTTGATGTAGGCTTTACCTGTTCGAGCAAGCTGGAGATAGAAGTCAACATCCTCAAACAAATCAATCCGATCATATCGGGCTGACTTTACTCTACTCGTATAGTGTAGCACGAACTTGCTCAAACCGCTAGTCCATTCTTCACGTCCATTGGAAAATGCTCTTGGATGATCGCTGATCATAGCCAAGTTCTGATATCGCGTAAACATTTTGCCTGCTTTGCGATAAAAGGCTTGGAAGTCCTCGAATGTGGCAGATTGGCTAGTGCATACGCCATTTTCATAGCGGGTGAACTTGCAGTCGTCATCGACCATAACAAACATTGGCTCGTTGTTCTTGATAGCCATATCAACGATCAGCTGTCGTTTCTGAGAGATTGGGAGCTGATCATCGATTACCCTGACGCTATCCCTGAGCTGCTCAGGAAGAGAGTCGTATGTTGTTTTTACGACGCCACGTGTCGGGATGTAGATAGGTATCATTTGAACTCACAGTCGATCATAATCTGCGTCATGCAAGCAGCCAAGTTGATTTCTTGGTCTACAACGAACGCAGCCTTGTATTGATAATCTGCCAAGATTATGACGAGTGGAGCTATAGACTCAGGTTTCATAACTGTGCTGGCTGTGTCATATAGCTTACGAAACAGAACGTTCACATCCATGCTTGCATTCTGCGCAATCCACTTACGCATGTTCTCAAACTCGCCAGCCTTGAGATACTTGACAAGCTCTTTGATCTCGACGTTATCGACAGAAGCTAGGATACCTGTGTCGATAGTTCCGCGAGCGCTGTATCGCTGCAACTCATTGAGGACACGACGCCAATCTGGGAAGTGCTTCATAATCACTTCAGCCAGAACTTTCTTATCGTAACCCACGTTCTCTTGATCTAGGATCCCGCACGTGCGCGCGAGGAACTGTTTTGCAAGCTCAGCCTTTTCCTTAGCGCCAATCTTGAACTCGACTACAGAGCATCGAGAATGCAAAGGATCGATGATACGATTGACAAAATTACATGTAAGGATAAAGCCGCAGTTCGAAGAGAACTCTTCCATAAAATTGCGAAGAGCAGGTTGAGTGGAATTAGCGTTAAGGTAATCAGCTTCGTCAAGGATAACATACTTTCTGCCGCCGCCAAACGATACGGTTGCAGCAAAGTTTCTAATATCGACGCGAAGAGTGTCAATGTTTCCATTCATTGATCCGTTGATGACGATGTAGTCTGCGTCGATTTCTTCGAGCATCGCACGAGCAACTGTAGTTTTGCCAACACCAGCACTACCAGAGAGAAGAAGATTTGGAATATTACCATCGTTCACAAACTGTTGGAATGTTGCTTTGAGATCCTCAGGTAGAACGCAATCTGCGATCTTACGAGGACGATACTTTTCAACCCAGAGAAATTCTTCGCGCATCGTGGCTCCATAACATAAAAGGGAAGGGGAGCCGAAGCTCCCCTAGAATCATTCACCGTATTTGCTACCTTGTTCAGTAGCAATCCAATATTCAACGTCACCAGTCTTAGATGCGAAGTGGGAAATACCCTTTGACGAAACGCGAACTTCATAGTCGCGGTTCAACAGCTTGAGATTGTCGATCTTGAAGATCATACGATAGTTAGCTTCAGCTTTTCCTACTTCATACATGAAGGTGTTCGAGCCTTCATTACGCGAATCCAGCGCAGCAAGATACGCGACGTTTCCACGTCCGACGAGAGCAAGCTCAGGCAAACCCAGAACACCCGCAGCTCGAAGCGCACTCTGCAGAGCAGCTGCTTCCAGAGTGAAGCTAATCTCTGTTGAAGGAAGAGTGATTTCCTTAGCAGGAGGAGCTTGGATAAGATCGCTCTTAGCATAGCGGATGTTTGCTTTAGCTTTACCATTTGTGATTGCTACGTTGTCGTCGTTGAGAGTAAGATCAGCATCTTCGAACATCGACACAGTCGAGATAAACTGTGTTAGATCGTAGATAGCAAATTCCTTATCGAACGATTCAGTAACATTAGCCTTCGCAAGAACAGTTTTCTGAGGCGATACGGTTTTCTGCACCTTACCTGCCTGGAAGATCAACGAAGGATTGATACTGGCAAAGTTCTTAAGGATCTCTGTAGTTTCTTTGGAAAGTTTCATCATGTAGACTCCTATCTATATTGTAAGTGTATCACTTGTATGTATGCTTGTCAAGACGGTTTTTGCATCTTGTCAAAGATTTCTTTTGGCGTTTCTTTGCAAGCCAAAGTCTTACCGCTTTTGAGAACGATAGCAGTTACGTCTGGACGATCATCAGCCAAGGTAAGAATGGCTGATGAACGCTTGCGCATATATCTTTCCATAACGATAATCTCGGTAGGATCGATCCAGAGTTCGTAATTCTCTTCGGGATGAGTGAGTTCAATCAACATTACTTTTTCTTCGCGAGTTTGTTTGGCATAGCTGCTTCGTCAGCAGTTGCGCCAGCGCCAATCTGAGCCAAGTCGATGAGCGAGCCACCAAACATATAGGAACCCATGTGCTGGAGCTTCATCCACGGACACAGCCATGTCTTGATACCAATAGCCCAAGCCTTCTGACAGAACCAATAATCTTCTGACAGATAACGCTTTGACTCAGGATCAACTTCCGCTTGGAAAGCCATCAGAATCTCACGCGAACCATCGAAGTGTTCTGTGCGAACATGATCTGGGCGATACATATACTGAGGATAAGCAGCTTGGAACTTCTCAAGTGCTTCGCGCTGGATCATCATGAAACCAGTACCGCCTTCAAGAACTTCGACAGGCTCGTCGAGTGCGATTGTGCTCGTACCTTCCTTAGGATTGAACACGTAGTCGCCAACATACTTTTCCAAGTTGTTTGGATCTTTGTCAGCGTATCCCTTATCGACTGCGCGCTTGATCTTTTCCCAAGCAATGCACTTCTTAGGATACGGACCACACACGATATGCTTGTCTGATCCTTGAGCAGCGATAACCGAAAGCGCGATAACGTCATTCGGATCAAAGCCAATGTCAGAGTCAATGAACATCAGATGTGTGCAATCCGAGCGAAGGAACTCATCGACTAGATAGTTTCTTGCTCGGGTGATAAGTGATTCGTTGAAGAGATAGAAGAAGCGAACGTCCATACCGTATTGGGTTGCAAGTGCTGCAAGATCGGCTGTGGACTTACAATACTGTCCGCCGCAGATACCGCCATACATTGGGGTTGCGACGAAGATTTTGCGTTTACGCAGTTCTTCAATAGATACTGAAATCTCAATTGCTGCCATGATTACTCCAAATGTTATTGATATTGTATATAGTCAAGTCAGAGAGACTCAGCGATCTCGGCTTGTTTCTTTCTCCATCGAACGACAGCAGCTTGCTTCTTCATTCGACGCTTGATCGAACGCTTAGTAAAGTGTTCATGCTCGGCGAGATCACGCAATAGGTTTTCACGCTGAACTTTCTTCTTCAAAATGCGTAATGCACCGTTCACATCATTATTGCGAACAGTGACGGAAATTCCCTTGAGATGCTCCCAAGGTTCACGGGTATCAGTAGCCAATTATTACTCCATAGATTATAAAGAGAGGGAGGGTGAAAGGAAAGGAAAGCCCCTCCCCCTCTATATAGCTTAGGCTGCGTGTGAGAAAGCTTCGCTACCCATCACAGCATAAGCAAGCGCGACCATACGGCGCGAAGGAGTGCCGAGACGATACTTAGTCGTCACTTCGCCCTTCGAGTTAGTGCGCTCATTCAGATAGATTGCATGACCAGCGGCGCGGAGTTCGCAGATCACGTTGTGCGGCTTCGCAACGCCATAGCGAGCAGAAATCTGCGAAGCGGTAAGTTCTTCGCCATTCTTGAGAGCGGCGAGGATTGATGCAGTCTTAGACATATTATAGATACTCCATAGGTGGTGGTAAAATTAGACTCAGAAAGAAACTTCCTGAGTCTTCTCCGCTGTATCTACAGCAGGAGTCTCGGGGACGGGATTGATCGTAGGATCAACCTTAGCATAGAGATCGAGGAACGCAGTCTTCGTCTCTTCGTCGAAACGGTTAATGCACAAGCGAATCGCTTTCATCTTGTCACCGATCATGCGGTACGTCTGTGCAATATGAACAAGGCGACGAGTTGAGATAAGCTCGTCGATCGCGCCTTCAGTGAAGGACTTGCGAATGATATCGGACCAGTCGGTCAAGTGATTGACGAACGCCTTATCATCTTCAGTCATTGTATCATCACTGAGATAATTCGTCAAGATCTTTTTCTCGATAGCAGGAGTCGGATATTCCTGCTCGACTGTGATCGGGAAACGCTCGAGCCAAGCATCGTCGAGCATCGTAGCAGCAACGTAGCGACCGTCGTCAGAACCACGACCCTTCGTGTTGGCTGTGACGATCACGTTGAAACCAGCAGCAGCTTCGATGATCTCGCCAGTCTTCTTCATGAAGTATGGCTTACCTTCGAGAATACCTTGCAGACACATAGCCTTGCCGGGATCAGCACGGTCAGCTTCGTCGATGAGAAGCACAGCACCAATTTCCATTGCGCGAAGCACTGGACCCTTCATGAACTTAGTTTCGCCTTCGATGAGACGGAAACCGCCAATCAAATCGTCTTCGTCAGTCTCACGCGACATCTGCACACGAATCATCGGACGCTTGACTTTGGCGCAGACCTGCTCGACCATGAAAGTCTTGCCGTTTCCAGAATGACCAGAGATGAACACAGGGAAGAACTTACCAGAGCTGATGATCTTCTCGATCATCTTGAACTCGCCAAACGGAACGTAGTTCTTATCCTTAGAAGGAATCTGTGCATAGTCATGCTCTGACTGAGCGTTAGGATCGAACTTCTTAGGAGCCACAGGATTCTCGCGACGGATAGAAATGGGAACAATGTCAGCAGCCATAGCTGCGATAGATTCTGAATCAGTCGCTTCGTATGCGGGGAGCTTATACTGCGCACGACCGGCGCGATGTTCTGGCTTAAAGATCCAGCCGTGATCTGCATTCGAGAAACCGTTCTCGACTGCGAACGCAGTGATATCCTTAGCAGCGATAATAGCCTGAGAGCCAAACGCACGAGTCGCGGCTTCCAGGAACTTAGTTTGATTTGCCTTCAACATTTGCCTTCACCTTTCCTCATCATATAACTTATTATAGCTCGAGGCAGAGCAGTTGTCAAGTCACATTCTCTCGATAGTCGGCTTGCCTACCAATCCACCAAGAGTCAGCAGATGACGCATGAACGCGAATGCGTCCTTAAGATAGCTGAACGTGGCAGACTTATCCTGCAGCAGCTTATCTTCGCCTTTGATCGTGTAGGTTACCTTGAACATCTGCCTGTCTCCTATCATCATATTATCATTATAGGGGGTTGGCGGGGAGTTGTCAAGGGCTCCCCGCCAAGATTATGCAGCGATTTTCTCAATGAACTTGCCAAGAATCGCACGGCTTGCGCCACGCTTATTCTGAGCGCCAATAAACGCTCTGGCAAGCTGACCTTTCTTCAGATCTTTGGCTTCTTCGAACTGAGCCTTTTGGGCTTGCAGATTCTTGCCACCCTGAACGATGTAGAACTCATCGAAGTTGAGCATACCAGGAAGCACAGCACCGTCTTTCTTCTTACGCCATTTTTCCTGGAACGCAACACCTTCAGTGTATGAGAGATAACGATAAGAAACGTGGCGGACATCGTAAGGACCACTTACGATATAGAAACCAACGAACGTAGCATCCTGCGAAGCACGAACAGTTCGCGCGAACATGGCAGTGATCTTGTGTGAACCGTCGAAGTTGATCATCGTCTGGATGCGCGACTCTTCATCAACAAAGATGTAAGAGTAGTGACGGCTACCAGAAGTCGGGAACGTTTCGCCAGAACGATGACCACTGAGCTTGCCACGATAGAAAGCTGAGTGATTGCTCTCGCCATCAGTGATGCAGACGAAGTTCATGATCTGAATCTTCTTTTCCTTGCGGAACTTAGCCATCAGATCACGCGACACAAGGATCGCATCGTTGAGCGGAGTTCCACTCAAACCAAGGAACTCCAAGAAGTGACCGTATGCAGCACCAGAAGCTTCGTCAATGAACACACCAGGACGACGCATTTCAGTTTTCTCATCAGGTTCGTTTTCGTAACGACGAGCAGAAAGCAGCAACGTGCCAACCATCGTGTTGAAGTCCTTGAGCGACATATCTTCATGGAAGAACTCCAGAAGGTGGAAGCCCATATCAGGGAACACGAAGTGTTTGTCGACCAAACGATTGTTGATCTTACTGAACAACGCTTCCTTAGCCATACGACGCGGACTTTCTATATGACGTTGGCCACGATCAAACTGAGTAGCAGCCTGCGTGAAACCATAGATACGATGCGGAATACCAACACGACGACAGAACATCGTCAGGCAGATCAGCTGATCCATGGCACCACGATAGTTGCTAGACATTGAGCCAGACATATCGAGAATCGCAACGATTCCGTGATTCTTGCCAGTAGGCTCAATCGTGAGTCGCTTGAAGATATCATCGTTGAACTTATAGCTATGCAGCTTGTTCACGTCGATAACGCCAGTCTTGGCTTGCTTGCTACGGCTATACGCAACAGCAGCTTTCTTCATCTCGAACTCTTTGACCATATAGTTGATCGCGGTGTTGTTCTCAGAACGGAAACGATTGAGCAGCCAAGTGCGATAGTCGACTAGCTTCTGTTTGTGCCTTGCGTTGGCGAAATCTGTTTCAACAGCAGTCAGAACTTCTTTGTAACCAACAGTGAAAGGCTCGTGCGCGAGATCCTTCGGGAACGTGATATAGCGGAACTCGCGACCAGTGAGCGACTGATCGAGCAGTTCTTCCATACGATCGTTCATAGCACGATCAGTCTTGGACTCGTCAGGATCCATCATAGGCTTAGAGCCAGATCCGCCTTCTTTACCAGACTGACCGCGCAGATCTTTCTGCTCGTCTTCGTCGTCAGAAGCTTTTTCAGCTTCTTCAGATTCGCCTTCTGTAAAGTCATCGGCTTCATCGTCGAAGTCGTCAGAGTCTTCGAACTCATCAGAATCGTCGCCGTCTTCAGCTTTCTGCTTCAGTTTGAACTCTTCTTCTTGCTCGTTCTGCTCTTCACGCTTTTTCTTGGCATAAGCCAGCAGATCTTCGGCGAGCTTAACAACGTCATCGAACGTGATAGTCTGTTCTGCACGACGCACGAACACCCGCTCTTCGTCATTGAACTTGAGACGCAGACGAGTACCGAGCTTGAAGTAGAGATTGATACGATCAATCAACGGCAGAGCGTCGAGATCTTCGCTCTTGACGCCAAAGAAATCTTGCTCGTGCAGCCAGTCATAACCGTCGATGAAATCTTTGCGTGAGCCAGGGAAACGTGTCTTGATCTTGCGTTCGATACGAGCATCTTCAACGACGTTCATATAGCCTTGGAACGTCTGAGCCGTGCGAGCAGATTGCTCTTCTTCTTTCACTTTGTCGATAGCACCCTTCCAGCCATCAGCCGGAGTCTCGAGCGCATGACCGACTTCGTGAAGAACGAGCATGTGATATAGAGTCTCAGTCATTTCGCGCCACATAGGCAAAGCCAGAACGCGATTCTTCACATCGAAATAAGCCGTCTTGATCGGCTTGTGTTCGACCATGATATTCTCAGCAGCCAGCAGCTTGGCGAGCTTGTCGAGCGCTCCGCCAGGAGTTACAGTCTTAACTTCAGCCATTGAACTCTCCTTCATCATTTACTAATGATAGCTGGTTGGCGCACAGTTGTCAAGGGTTCCAGTGAATATCAACTTGCCACAGAGTCGTGGCGTCATTATATGTAGGATTCGTTAGAACTTTCTTGCCAATTGACTTGTAGAACAGAGCGAGATTTCTCGCTCCGTGTTGCGTGAAGGCAGAAAACGTTCTAACGTCTTTCTTGGGTTTTCGTGCCATTACTTTCCGGTCCTCATGAACAGCAAGAGCAGAGCGATACCAACGCCAATCTCCCACGAAAAAGCCATGCTAATCAACACAGTGCCACCAATAAACAGCACCAGATTGAAGATGATACCAGCCATTGCGTCTTTGGCGAGTTCTTTCTCAAGCGGACTCATTCTCAACCTCCACGGCTTCGATGCCAGATTCAGCCATCATGTAATAATCGGGCACAGTCATCGACGTATTCTCGGCGTTGACACTACGAATGCGCTCTTTGGCTTCTTCGTAGGTGTCGTATGTTTCTTGCCAATACTCACGACCCCAGCCACGCTCAGACTCGACGAGTTGGATACGATACTTGATAGCCATTTCCACTTTTCCTTTCATCATATATTCATTCTAGCGGGCTTTGCGGTGATTGTCAAGCCCTTAGAAAACGCCCGTCCAGCGGACGCGATCTAAGGTTAAATCCAGCACATTACCACGAGCGAAGTTCTTGGCAGGAGCGCGCCAGCTAGCCGCCTTGAGGATATCGCCGCGCTGGAACTTGCCATCATCTTCGAGCATCACGAACGAATGGACGCTGGTATTACCACCAGCTTGCCCAGTGATAACCTTGGCGAACTTGCGATGGATTTCGTAGGTGATGCCATCATTGAATTCCTTGATCATGCTTTCGCGGATCGGATCACCGCGCTTGGACCAGCCAGCATAGTCTGCCTTGATGTGCTCAACATAGTTGTTAAGCGCATATGTCATCTGCGGATTAACAGTCATCACAGTTCTCCTTAAGCGGCTTCGTTGAGAATCACTGAAGCGAGATCTTCATCGCCAGTCAGTTCAGTCAGATCGTCTAGGAGACCGTCGAACGACCAGTATCCGTTTCCACAATGATTCTTGATTGACATCTGATAGAGAGCTTCAACCGTTTCATTGTTCAAGCCGTCGCCGTGGCGTTTACAAGCGGCAGCAAGATTCACATACATCTGGGCTTCATGGATATTCATATCAACTTTCCTTTTCCAACTTATATACTAATTCTAGCTCGTTTAGGGCTAGTTGTCAAGGGCTAAAAACGAAAAAAAGCCCCTGTAAAAACAGAGGCTTATTCCTAAGTGACTGATATTGCTGAGGTAACTTTTTTTGTAACAGACTCTGTTACGTTCGTTACGGAGCTTTTAACGCAATGAAGCCGGTGAAGGCGTGATTTTGCCAGAAGGTATCTACCGCTTCGAAGCCAGCGTGTTTGCACATATTGACGAGTTCCTGACGGGTGCTGGGCTTTGTCATGTGACGGAGTTGCTTTTCTTTGTCCATAATGTCGTCGGTCGTAAACGTGCGACGCTTGAAGTCGTAATAGGTAAACGTGCGAATCTCGTGGATGCGAACATTATCAGGCATTGTCTTTTCTGCAAACACGAAAGCTCCGCCTGGATTCAATCCATCATAGACAGAGTTGATAACTCGTTTGCGTTGCTGATGCGTCATGAACTGTAGCGTGAAGATACTGGTAATGTAAGAACAGTTCACGAAGTGATACTGATCAACGTCACCACGGAAGTATGTCAGATTGTGGTAATTCCTTTCGTCTTCTTCATACGTCTTATAGAAGTCTGGTTCAATTTCTACGCCGTCATAAAATGCTTCAGGCGCGAACGTATTCTGAGCGATCATGCTCTTGAGCATCTTACCCGTCGAGCAACCAATATCGACTACGGTAGTTCCGTTCTCAACAAAGTATTGTGAGATATCGACGATGTCTTGCCACAGATCGTTGTATCCACGGATCGATGTGTCGATATGAGTATCAAAGCCTTCTTCGCGTGTGGCAAATGTGAACTTACCTGTCATTGCAATTCCTTGTATGGCTTGAGGATATTTTCGTAGATAGAAGTGGCAAGAGCTGACATCATCTTAGGAGCTACCATTCGTCCGATACGTTCTGCCTGCTGATCGAATGTGCCAGTCAGCTCGTAGTCATCAGGTAGACTCATGATACGCTTCATTTCTTTAATTGTCAACTTCCTATTTGCAGCATAGTGCATAACACCAGAGGCACCACGTTGCTGTCCCATCTGCGTGAGTGTAGGCGATGGTTTATTAGGAGCTGGACGTTTCATGTTGAAACAAGATGTCTTGCCGTTCAGTGGTCCTGGTTTCAATACCTTAACAGGATTGAATGGCATAGTTTCAACGAACTTCTTTTGGAAACTTGTTTCACAGAAGTCCAGGAGCATTTGAACTTCTGCAGGATCATTGTCGATCCCTTCGATTGCGCTGGCGATTGATACACCATCGCTTGTTGTAGGCATTGGATAAACTCGACGAGCGAGTTCATACTCCTCCAGCCCCAGAGCCGTGAACACATCATTCCTAATCCCCACAAAAAATGTTCTCATGCGGCTCTGGGGCACCCCAAACTTCGACGCATCCATCACTTGATATACCATCTTATATCCTGGCGCGATGCGTTCGAAGCCTGTTACGAAATCTCTGAGTTTCTCAATCGCGGCGCGAGACGTGATTCCCTCGACGTTTTCCGCTACGATTACCTTAGGTTGGATATCTTCTGCAATTCGTATATATTCAAGGAACAGATCTTCAATGTTCTTTACAACTTTACCATCAGAATACTTTTTCTCGCGATTCCATCCCTTCTTACCTTTACCAGAAGAAGAAAACGCAGAACACGGCGGCGATCCGTCGAGGATATCAAGCTCACCTTTCTTCAGATTACCAATCTTAAGCAGATCGTCACCAGTGATGTTCTTGATATCTCCCAGGATTACTTTCGTGTCGGGAAAGTTGCACGAGTAGGTAGCGACAGCTTCCTCAACGAACTCGTTGATCGCAACAACTTTCCCGCCTGCTAGCCTATATCCTGTTGAAGATCCTCCTCCTCCCGCGAACGTCGAGACCACCGTAAACAATTCGCGAGCAGATGACTTTCGCACATCTTCAATAGTATATGGCTGATAGTTACTCATGCTGATCTTAACTTCCGATCTGCTCTTGCTTTGAAATTACGAGCTTGGTCTAAGTGGTAACGATTAGCACGGGTTTGATAAGTAATTCCGTTGAGGTGATCGTATTCGTGCTGGAACACTCGTGCTGTGTAGCCTTCGTAGCGCACTGTATCAGCCTCCCCGTTCCATCCGCGATATCGAACACGAATACCTCGCGGGCGTTTGATTTTGATAAACAGTCCTGGATAACTGACACATCCTTCTTCATAGACTACTGTTTCCTCATCATAATGTAAAATGAAAGGATTGAATACACCAATGATTTCATTCGGCGTCGACGGATTACCAATAACGAAAGCGCGAGTCATGATACCAAGTTGAGGAGCAGCAAGACCTACTCCTTTTTCTTCAATCATCTTATCGCGCAGAAGTTCATACAATTCTTTGGCATGAATGACTGTGCCGTCTTCCATCGTATAGCCAGTCTCGAATACGAACTCTGGGCACGTTTCTTTTAGTCTTGGATCGCTACCTTTTAACAATTGAATCATGATACTATCCTACTAAAGTTTTTCTGTTTTGTAAAGCGCAAAATGTTACTGAACTTATCATGAAGAACATCGCCTTTGTGTGAGATAACGAAGATATTGGTATCTTCAAGATTATGGATTAGTTTTAGAAACTCATCACAACCGTTGGCATCAAGCGAAGCATCGAACACTTCGTCGAGAATCAACAGATTGGTACTGACGCTGTTTTTCATGCGCGCGATAGATCGCCATGTGAAAAGCAAAGCCAAGTCGATACGCATCTTCTCACCTTCGCTGAACGAATCGTAAGTAAAGTCGTCGCGATGTCGTGAAAGAATACGTTCTTCGAATGACTCGTTGAGTTCGAACTTCACAAAGAAGTCCATAGCGGCGAGGTATTTATTCACCAACGTATTGATGACTGGTATGTATTGCTTGATGATGCGTGACTTGATACCACTGTCGCGTAGGATAACTGTAGCCAGCTCAAACATTTCTTTGTCGCGAAGGACACGTTCTTTTACTGAAAGAAAGTTCCCAAGATCACTACGGAGTGTCGTGATAGCGTCTTCTGTATAGGTTGATTCCGTTTTGTTAAGACTGTCGATTTCTTTGTTGTAAACAGAGATCTCTTTTTGATAGACTTTGATGTTGTTCTGTTTAGTGCTAAGTTCACTTTGCTTGCTAGATATGTGTCGCTGTAAGTCCGATATTTCCGCCAACGTGCGTTCTGTTTTTGCGAGCTCGTCAGACAGCTTTTCAAGGGCGGCTTCGACTTCTTCGATCGCTTTTTCTTTCTCATCTAGCTTTTCCCTCTTAATAGCTTGATCTATGTGCTGTGTGCAAGTAGGGCATTCGTCGTTTTCAGTATAGAACTTGATAGTCTTACGTGCGTTTGCTTTCTTAGATTCTAAACTTTTTTCTAGCGCAAGGATCTTTTGAACGCGAGCATTAACTGCATCGCGATCACCTAGTCCATCCATGAGCTCTTCAATGGTAGATCCCAATACAGCCGCGAGCGCTTCCTCGCGAGCAATATTCTCTTGAGCCTGCTTGATACGTTTCTGGAAATCTTCAATCTTCTCGGCTCGCTTTTCATCAAGCTCTGTGCGAAGTTTTTCTTGCGCTTTGATACCTTCCTGCGTGTAGAGGATGTCTTGCTCATTGAGTTTATACTCCTCGCGATTAGTTGCTACGCGATCTTTGAGAAGAAGTGCCATCGAGGAAAAGACGCGGATATCTAACAGATCCTCGATGACTTCACGACGAACGTTCGTAGTCAGTTGCATGAACGGAACGAACGACGACGAGCCAAGAATCACAATCTGTGTGAATGACTTCATACTTAACTTGAGAATATGTTTCTCAAGCATTTCCTGATAGTCACGCGCAGCTGCGTCTTGGTCAATCAGTACCCCATCTTCTATAATCTCAAATATATTTGGTTTGATTCCACGTCTAATGAGATACTGATGATCATGTGTGGAAAACTCAATCTCAACGAGCACATCACGCCCGTTGACTGAGTTGATAAGTTGATCTTTCTTTACCTTACGAAACGGCTTACCATATAAACCAAAGCAAAGCGCATCAAGCATCGTCGACTTACCGGCTCCGTTCTCACCTACGATAAGAGTAGAGTCGTTTTCGTTTAGCTTGATTTCAGTAAAGGCGTTACCAGTAGAAAGAAAGTTTTTCCAACGAACTTTGGTAAAATGAATCATTCTGTTTCCATTTGAAGAGCTTCATGATATAGTGAACGCATCAATTTGTCAAGCTCTTTGTTATCAACATTGGACTCAATCGTATCAATATACTTAGAAAGGATAGTGAGAGTATCTTCGGCTTCGTTGAGCAAATCCTGTTCGTCGATAGCATCCATGTTACGATGATCTTCAACGATCACAACTTCGATTGGACCTGCCTCATATAATTTAGTCGTGAACAGGTCGAAGTTCATGGGATTGTCTTTGTTCTGCACGATCAGCTTCACATAACATCCGCCATACTTTTTCCAATCTCGATCTAGCAGATCTTCGGTACTCATTCCCTTATCGTTGTACCATAGCTTGCGGAACATCTTGTAAGGATTTTCTACAAATTCCAGTTCACGAGTTTCAGTATCCAAGATATGGAATCCCTTAGGGTCATCGTAGTCGCTCCAAGTAAATTCAGCATGGCTACCAAGATAATGAATGTTACCAGCAGTGGAACGGTGATGATAGTGACCAGAGCATACCAAATCAAACCGATCAAAAAGAACGCGGTCATCACCATGACTGACCGGAGAACCTCGATACATCTCAAAGCCCGCGAGCTCCAAGTGTCCCAAAGCGATTTGAGCATTCGTTTCACCAATGAGTTTGAGGGTGGCTTCGCGGTTGTCCTCACAAATCCACGGTATGAAAAGTATGGGAACACCGTCGAATGTTACTTCTGTTGCTGATTCATAGATACGAAAGTCGTTCCCATAGATTTCTCGAATGGAGTTGACTGAATTCGTATTCTTGAAATAGGTGTCGTGGTTTCCGATGATGAGATAGGGACGGATCTCTCTTCTATGGAGAGGTGATATAAAATCGTCGCGCAGACGTTTAGCTGTGTTGATGTTGAGATATTTGCGACGATCAACCAGATCACCGAGATGGATAACAGTATCAATGCTATGAGCGTCGAGATACGGAAAGAAAATGTCATCGAGAAACTTCTTGTTGTTGTCAAGGAAAGCGAGCTGGTCGTTACGAACGCCCCAGTGCGTATCCGTAATCAGAGCGATCTTCATGCTGTAGCTTTCTTGCTCCCACGTTTGATACCCTTACTGTTTTCAAAGTCAGCCATGAACTTTTCCATCTGTTCCTTAGACCACTCACCATACTTGATGTCAGTATCATAGTTGTTGCTACGATCACCTTCCTGCGACTCAGAAGTTTCACCCATGATATTAGCATACTCGATAGCAGCATACTTGGTATACAGATGTTTCTTTTCCTTTTGAATACGTCGAATGAAAGCGAAGTAGATGATCTGTGTGAAGTATGCGAAAGGATTCTGCGACTTGGCTGGATCAAAGTTATTGATGTAGAGCAAACAGTTCTCAATACCATCTGAGATCATCTCTTCGCGGAACGTATAGTTAGCAAAGTTCGGACGATACGCAAGGTGAGTTGCGATCTTCATGATACACTCACCGATATATGATGGGATACGTGGAGTTTGCTTTCCAGTGGCTTTAGCTTCATCAACACCAGCTTTGAACTCAACCATTGCAGCATAGAGTTCTTTGTTGTTGACATAATGTGTCTTGGGCTTTTTCATTAGTGAATAGATCCTGAATTATTTGCCACGTTGAACATAGACAACAAGTTTCTAGTCATCTGTTTTTGGCGTTCTTCTATCTTAGCTCGAGCTTCTCTGTTCTGATCTAAGATCGTATTGAGATACTTTTGAGCTATCATATCATCAACTATCATATATGTCAAGATGTTATTCTTAGCAATACGAACTTTTTCTTCCATCAGACTCTCGAACGGAATCCAGCGCATGATAGAAGTCGTAACAGTCATTGTAGCAACAGATGGCATAAGTTCGACACGATATGGCTGTGTTACCCAAAGGCATTCTTCATCGTCGCCGATGAGTTGGACGAGCAAGTCGTCACCGTTATTCATCTTCACAAAATAAACTTCGCCCTGTTCCATTATCGCTCCTGAGCTTAATGTTGTGTAGTTCGTAAGGGAATCCTTCGGAACTATACATCTTAACACGTTCTATCAGATGATTCAGTGTGTAGTTCTTTTTCTTATTGTGCGTCAGATCATCAGCAATGTCGAACAGCGTCATACTATCTTTGGTATCTGAGATACGAAGCCCGCGCCCAATAGATTGTAGTGTTCTGATGCGACTCTTGGTTGGGCTTGCAAAGATTACGTTATGAAGGTTCTTGATATTTATGCCTGTTGAGAATGTTCCGTAAGAAGCAACGATGATCGCGTCGTTTTCTTTCTCAACGATACCACGGATAGCTTCACGTTCTTCACCATCGACTCCACCATGCACGAAGAACACTTTGCGTTCGCCAGCTTTATCGCGAATCATGTCATGGAGAACTTCGCCGTGCTTCTCGACGTAAGCATACAGGATTAGTGTATTCCCCCTGAGAGATACAGCAAGATTACGAATGAATTGATTGCGAGGTTTATAAGAAATAATGTGCTCGACTTCATCTTGGTAGGTTCCACCAACCAGTTTCTTACGTTCTTCTGTAGGATGACTGAGGACGAGAACTTTGACTTTGATTGCTGCAAGTTTACCACTGTCGATCAGCTCCTTCGTGTCGATGATCTTATGTGTAGGACCAAACAAACCCGTAAGCACTAACTCATTCACTTGAGAACCGTCTAGTGTTCCAGTCATACCAAAACGATACTTGACGTCTGTAGCATTAGTCATAATCTTAGTGAGTGACTGCGCTTTGAACAAATGCGCTTCGTCACCGATGATCACATCAAAGTGTTCGAAATACGATTTAGGAAGTTCGTGAACCGATTGCCATGTTGATATTGTAACTGGCTTTGAAGAGAGCTTGTCTTGTCCTCCAAAGACCAAATGAACTCCATTGTCAACATCAAACCCGTAGTCAGCAAAATCAGAACGGAGCTGATGCACCAGAGAAATAGTCGGCACAAGAATAAGAGTGCGACTTTGAAAGTTATCATGATAAAACCTCGTAATAAGATAAGCAATTAGGGATTTACCAGAAGCCGTAGGACTGACAAGAATACCTCGATTAGACCTAACAGCAAGAGCAAAAGCGCGTAGTTGATGCTCATGAGGATCAAAAGGTAAACCGATTGATTCAGAAAATTCTTTAGCTTCGACAAGTGAGAACTCCTCTGTCATCGTTAGTTCTGGATCAATATCTAATGTGTATCCACGTTCTTCACAGAAGTTAGATACTTCCTGAACAAGACCAGCATAGATCGACATATTGCGTGAGTTCAGCAAACGGATCTTTCCGTCCCACACGCGAGCTTTATACTTTGGTGAGAACTTAGCACCAGGAACTTCAAACGTCAAATGATCTGACAGCTCGCGCGCGATACCCATGTCTCCTTCGACACGCATCCATGCTTCATTGACTTTGACGAGCTTAAGATCAGAATCCATTGGTAAACTTTCTCCACTCAATGGCTGACTTGATATCATAACCACGCTTATGAATACATTTCATGATCTCAACGATCACTTCTACCTTTTCTTCAAGCAGAGCTATACGTTCATCCATACGAACTAGATCGCCGTCGGCGTCGATGTATCCCTGCACTTCGTTCTTAAGAACTTTGTTGAGGAAGGGAGCACGCCCAATACGTTCTAGATCTTCTGGATTGTTGAGATTGCCAAGATAGTAATCGCGGAGTGTGCTGTAGTGTGACTTCTTTTTAATCATAGCCGAACGCAACTGACTGCGCGTTTCACTCAGCAGGCGATTATACTTGGCGTGGAGGGATGAGATGTTGAGGGATTCTTTGTCCAAGTTGAGGTCGTCATACTTGGCGTCTTTATCCCACATTTCGTAGATTTCATCGAGCTTCATGTTGATATAGTACCATAATATGAACTGACTGTCAAGATCATAATTAAGTCTTGACGAACGTAATGTTACGCGATATAATACTGAGTGTTACGAAGGGTTAATCATTCTTCGAGCTGATACTTACGATAACGGAACGTAACAGTGGCTTCCATATACTCAATCGTAGTATTGGTAGAAACGAACGCCAACTCCGTAAGTCCAATAGGAAAGCAATCATAGAAAAAGATATTCTTGTTCACGTTCTTGGCTGCGGTTAGAACAGAAAGCACGGCGTCTGACATATACGTTGTATAGTAACCAACAGAACGAGTACCAGCCATTTGATAGTTGTTAATGTCTTTCGACAGAGCACGAGTTTGACCAAGATTGTCTGGATGTCCAAGCGCCTCAATCCACTTCTGAATCTCGAAATAGTTCTTTAGATCTTCATCGACTTTGAATGTGATGACTAATGGCTCGTATGTGATACGATCGCCAGGGCGTGGAAGAGAAGCAAATGGAGTTGGGGTTTCTGCTACGCCAATTGATACTGCAGGAATAGCAACGCCCTGACAGAAATAGTTTACGCCTGGAAGACGCTTGATTGAGAATCGAAAGCCGTTTTGACCAAGAAAGTTAATGTTAGATGGCTGTGAGTCGATTGCTGACATTAGAAGTTCTTTCTTTTGTTAAGCGAAGCGACAAGTTTCATCTTGTAGATTTCTTTTCCAGCCTTGTCAGTTTTCAAGAATCCTGCGATAGCTTCTTTTTCGCTTACATGTGTTTCTTCTGGATCACGCGGATCTAGATTTATAGCTTTACCACGATACCATCCGTAGATAGATACACCACGTTCTTTAGCAAGATTTTGCCAAATCTTTTGTCCACCTGGAGAATGACTTTTTCCGACAAGAGCTACTGCGTGACCAGACTCTAGAATCTTGCGATATACAACATGTGCTTTAGGACCACGTCCTGTAGAATCTGCTGTGTCGATGGTATAGACTTTTTTAGGATTGAGCATACCTGTAACAGTAAGTTGCACGATTCCAGTATCTCTATCTATGGCATAGTAGAGATCAAATGCTTCAATCTTGCGGTGATAAAGATCTGTGCTAGAATCAATTCTGATGAGTTTCTTACCAGCTTTTTTAAGATCTAGTTTGTGACCAGTTTCATAAGAAAACTTCTGCCCTCTCCTAATTGATGTTAGGAGTGGAGCTTCGCTTAAGAACTGTGTGAATGATTTCATATGACTATTTATATGAAAAAAGGGGGACCCGAAGATCCCCCAGTTTGCGGTTTGAACCCGTCTTATTATCCCCTCCCACATGGAGGGTTGAACTTACATCAGGTTTGAAACCTTGACGAAGCGGTAGTAGACGTTGTAACCCTTGGTGTTTGGTGCACCAATAGCGCCGTCGGCTGAAGAAGTTGCGAATGGGTTTGCAACCATTCCGTAACGTGTCTTGAAGCCGATCTTAGGCTGGAACGAATCCTGACCGATAGCGCGAACCATCTGGAGAGGAACGTATGGGCAGTAGAACAGACCGGCGTCGAATGCAGAAGCACCCTTATAGCCGAGTGTGAAATACTGCTGACCAGCTGACGAAGCGAAGTAAGGATCAATATAAACCTTAATACGTCCGTTCAGAACACCAGCGAAGGTGTTGCCTGTGTCGTCTACGTTGAGGTTGTTAGCAAGAGCTGGAGTGTAGTCCAGAACGCCAGCCATCTGAAGAGCTGAAGCAACGTCGGATCCGCAGATCAGAACGTTACCCTTACCTCTACGAGTTGCCTTAGCAATCTGGTTAGACTCGCGTTCGATCTGGAATAGCAGACCCTTGAACTTTTCTACCATCCAACGTCCGTTTGAGTCAACGTCCAGGTTGAACGTACCAGCAGTTGTTACGTTTTCCTGAGCACCAGCCGAAGCTGTGTAGTTGATTGTACGAACAACTTCACGGTTGATTTCCGTTAGGATTTCAGCAGCGAGGATGTTTGAAAGTTCTGTTTCAGCGTCAAGACCGTGGATAGCCTTAAGGTCCTGTGCCAGTTCCATTGTGTATTCTGCCTTGAGGGCGCGTGAAACTGCTGTTACCGCTACCTTCTCAATGCTGAATGCCATTTCCTGGAAGTTACCGCCAGCAGCAGTACCGTCACCAAGACGTTCTGCAGCAGTGCGTGACATACCAGTTGAAACGGTATAAGAACCAGATGTTGCAGCTGAAGCGCGAAGTGTTGGGTCAGAAGCTTCCTGAACACGACCTGTTGAAGTGTTACCAACAACGAGACGTGAAGCTGTGTTACCAGCAGCTGAACCAGAGAACGTTGTGTTAGCTTCGTTGAAGAGAGCTTCCGTTCCGCCCTGTGTGCTGTAACGTGAACGCATTGCGAAGATCAGGCCTGTTGGACCTGTCATTGGCTGAACGCCGCAGAGATCGTATGCGATCAGGTTAGGCATCGAACGACGAACCAGTGAAATAAGAACTGGATCGAATGTGTCGATAGCGCCGTCAGATGCTGTGGATGACGAAGCACCCATGCTGTTTGTTGGAGCAGCTTCGCCCAGTAGTGTTGGTGCGCGATAACCGCCTGAACCAAAACCATCTTCACGAGCTGACTTTTCCTGGTTTTCCAGAAGCTGTGCAACTACGCTACGACGATGTGCATCCTTAATTGGAGCCAGATCAGGATGTTCCAGGACTGGCTGCCACTTTTTCTGAACTGCCTCATTCAGAGATTGCATTTTAATTCTCCTTGTTATTATTACTTTTTGATGCCGCGAGTAATCGCGTTCATATAAGCAGCCATCTCAACTGGAACCTGCTTTTCAGCGCCCTCTTCTAGGTCGCCCACTGGTTCCTCATCGAAAGATACTGATTCTGACAAAGGACTGGCCTTGCCCTTTGTTGGGAAGTAACTTTCACGAAGTGTAGCAATCTTGTTCTTATACGAATCAACGCTTTCGAACTCGACTGCTTCAGAAAGTGACTGCAGCTTTGCAACTTGCGTATCTGTCAGGCCTTCTGAAACTTGAGCGAACGCCATTCCGCGTTCGAATTCTTTAATCTTAGCTGTAAGCTCAACATTCTTTTCAATTTCTTCGTTGATAGCAGCTTCAAGAGTTTCAACCTTACCGGCAAGCTCTTCAGCAACTTCAACTGCTTCGTCTGGAATGTCGATGTAGTGTGATTCAAACAGACCCTTAAGACCTGACATGAATGACTCTACGATTTCAGCCTTAAGACCACGTTCAATGGCTACAGAGTTTTCCTGCATCCAGTTTTCAACAACGTAGTCAAGATACTGATCAACACGCTCAACGAGTTCTTCGCTGACTGTTGATACTTCTTCTGTTAGGGAGTCGTCGAACTTAGCTTCGACTGCTTCGAGCTGCTCGTTTACCTTTGAAAGAACAGCTGCTGTATATACTTCTGTTGCCTTAGCAATGAACTCTTCTGATACTTCTGTACCAGCAAAGATTGCCTTGATGTCGTCTGAAACGTCAATGTCTTCAGCTGTAATACGAACTGAAGACTCGCCAATTGAACGCTGCTTTGGATCAACAGAATTACCCTGTTGTGGGTTTGTCTTGTCACCCTTGAACGCTGCATCGTAGAAAGCAGAAACGTCAGCTTTCTTAAGACCAGATAGTGTATCAACGATCGAGTTGATCATTCCTACCTTTGTATATGGCTTTACACTTGAGCCCTGAAGCATAGGCCCTGACTTT